TGTGTTTTACAGTCTTGCTTATAAGCTGTTGTATTTGTTCACGTTGCAATTTTTCACTTGACGGATTTTTTGGCGGTTGTAAAATCATAGCTACACTCCCATAGCGGCTAAAGTTTCGCGCTTTTCTCTTTCTTAAACTTTTAAGTAATGTCTGCCCTTGCTGCTTTAGTGCTGCACTAATCGCTGCACTAATCGCTACACTCTGGTAGGGCTACACTAGGTTTTTCTCCCTCAATTTCTCGCCGGACGGCCTCGCGCCAGCACGAATCGTTAGCGCACAGCAACTGATCGTTTGCCATGATCCATGTCCCCATGTGCAGCGAGTGCTGTGCGCCGCACACTACGCACGGCTCTGATCCGGTTGCGGTTGGTCTTGGCACCTTCTTTTTCCTTCTCATAACCAGCCCAACTGTGTCTTGCCGTTATAGTTGCTGTTCCAAACAAACCAGGCGTAACAAGTGGTGCCGGTGCTGTTAGGCTTTTGATCGCCGCGCCAAATCGTCAGCCTCTTGCTGAAAACGTGAATTTGCGCTGGTGGACTGTGCGAATAAATGTCGTTGAATCGAGCCTGGCCCTCTACGAATGACATTCGCAGCAACCAGGCGTGTTTGTTTACGTTTAAATGAATAGCGTGCTGAATGAACTGGTCAGCCAATTTGTATGGTGGATTCGTGACCAGACTATCGGCTGCTTTTTTGTGAGCCATTAAAAAATCAACGCCCGCATCACAATATCCGTAATCGTTCAAATCTGAACTGATAACTTGATAGCAGGCTTTTTCCAGCACCTTGCTAATTGCGCCATCGCCAGCCGCTGGCTCCCATATCGTCTCATCAAAACTTTCAACGTCCAACAAACTGCGAATAGCCTTGTGAGGTGTCGGATACCAATCGTCTTTCTGCCTCGTCATTTATCAATCACCCGGTACTCGCCGCTGATGGCACTGCTTGTAAAACTGTCGGTCTTTTTGCAGTCCTCACAGATGCGGTTCTGCTTACCCCAGGACTTGAAATGCCGTCTGCATTTGAGGCAGTGCCTGTCCTCTGTTGGACGGTTCCAGCGGTCAAATTTGTTTTGCTCTCGCTCAAAGTCTTTGACCATCATCCGGTACACTCGCCGCCATCTGCTTGGCAAAAGAAGCTCTCGTCATTGAACACCCAGTCTGCCTGACGGCCCACAAAGTCAGTAAATTCTGCTAAATTGCGATCTTTGCGAAAAGTTGAGCCTGTTTCTTGCTCCATCCTGATCCACCAATTGGCCTTGTCAGGCATTGTTTTGGCAATGTGCGCTAGTATTTTCTCGCTCTTTAAAAAACACATATCGCAGTTGCCAAGCGGCGTTGAGCCGTTGACATTCTCAAGCTGCAAATCAAAAGGCTGGCTTTTCCAGAACTTGTAAATGTCCCGCTTGGTCACGCCAGCGTTGGCCAGCGGATACCAATACGACCATCTGTCCTTGCTGTCAGTCTTGGCGCGGTGGGCTTCATCAGCCCTGATGCCGACCGCTGCCGTCCACCGTTTCCAGCCAAGCTGTTTAGTGAGGTATCGCTTCATTGTCAGGATTTTAAGTTCTGTTGTGCAAAACCGCATGACGGTGTTGGGCAGATACTTTTTGCGCCGCACCAATAACTCAAACGGCTCACCAAACATTGAATGGTCATCCCAGCTTGCAATCCGATAGGTCGCACGGTTGTCCACGCGGTCATACTCAAGCCAGACAATCGGCACACCCCAGCGCACTGAACATTCATGGACAAACTCCAGCGTCTGCGGCATTTCACGCCCGGTGTTGGCAAACATGACCTGGCATCGCTCTGGCAGATCGCCATTGGCCTCTAAAATGCGGTGCAGCATATATGCGCTAGTTCTGCCACCGCTAAAACTGATCTGCACATTGCCTGGCGGCAAGTCGAACGGACCAGGCACAACCCCTTCCCCATCACACACAGGACACAACGCTGACTGCACGCATCCATCGCCGTCTGGTTCATATATCCAGCCAGACTTGCAGCGCGTGTAGCTGTTCCGATAATTACACTTGGCCATTTTCCACCGCCTTTATCGTCTGGCCTATACGCATGGCGATTTGCGGCACGATGGCGTTGCCTAGCCCTTTAAGTCTGTCCACCCTTTTGGGTATCCCATTAGCCACTCGACCCACTGCGGGTTCAGGGAGCCAGGTTTCCATTCCTCTGGTGTCCCTGCCGCATACTCGTTGGCTGTTGGTGTCGGCCACGTTTGTTTCTCTGCCCGATAAACATTCATTGACAATTTCCTGTCGTCTCGACTGCCCAACCCTCTGTCTGTCTGCGTTGGTGTATCTTTGTAATCCCTCGCCATTGGTGTCGGCCACATTTTCACTTGGTCTGCTAGGTTCGCACCGAACACCAAATTGCTGTTTTT